GGTGCTCCTCCATGTGCTGTTGAATCTTGGAACTGATATGCTACATGAACTGCACCAGCAGAATCTATTGCTGCTGCTACACCAGCAAAATCTGTATCATTTGGAGCACCAGTAGCATCTTGTTCAGCAAATGAAGCAGGTTCACCAGTGACATTACCTTTGTATGCTCTAACATTACCTCCTGCATTTACAAAGACATATACTCTATCATTAGAATCTCTTATTACTACACGATTACCACTTGCGACAATAGCAGCAGAATCAACTGTAACATTAGCCATCTTTTCTGTAATCCTCTATAATGATATTAGGATCGTTAAGAAAGTCTGTAGCCCAATCAGGTATAGTCTTAATTTCATAATATTGAGTGTTGGCTGAAAGAAATGTTGTGTGGATGTGGTTTGTTGCTACTCGTTTTCCTTCAGTTGCATAGTTTTGTAGTTGGTTAGATGGAATACACTCAAGAAATGCTCTAGATACAATGTAGTCAAAGGCATTATCAGTTTGTGCTTGTAAAAATACAAGACCATCTTCTTCTGTTACTGGATAAACCTCATGTCTTTTAGCCCAATTAGACCAGTCAACGCAAGTCCAATCTGTATAACCTTCTTCTGTTGCTATCTTTCCCATGAACCCAACTCCTGCACCTAGTTCTAGGATCTTAGATGTTTTGGGAATGTTATGTCTAGTTAGAAATTTTTGTATTTGAAGTTTTTGTTTCCAATTAGTGTGTAGTTCTAAATAATTTGTGTAACCAGCATCGTGTCTAGTTCCACCTGATTCAATTACATCACCAAAATAAGCAGCATCATATTTGTTTCTCTGTAAAACCATAATCTTTGAACTCTCCCATCATTTTTCATATGCCCTCATTATTGGTGAATAGAACCATGTGTTTCTATCCTTGTCCCATTTTCCTGCACTTTCTATCCAGTGAAAATCTTCCTTCTCACCTTTCTTATTTTTTCTACCTATTGTTTCATAAACATAATTAATGTTCTGTATTGATTCTCCTTTAACATTCATGTGCCATCCTATAATATGACAAACTACATGGAATGGTCTAGCAGCACTTGGCATTTCAGTTCTTCTACGATAGATTAATTTTTTTCTAGGATCGTCAAAGTGTACTGTAAATACAGGTAGGTCTTTATCTGAATTAATAATTACAAAGGCATCGAGTTCTTTTCTATCAATGTGCTCATAAGTGAACTTGTGTGGGATATTTGGAAATTCTTTTCCAGTTTTGTAACGAACAAGCCAAGTCAGCATTGCATTGCGACCTCAATGAAACCTAAGTTTCGTCAAATCTCCAAGTGAATTGTTCAGGAGTTGCAGGCTTAGTTCCTGCTGTAGCAGAAGTTGCTACATTAACTTGAAATACAAATCTGTCACCAAACTCAATAGCAGTAGAAGTAGAACCTGTAACTGCTTTTGGCGTACCAGTTACATGAGCAAAAACATCTGTTGGTGCTCCTGTTAAAGTTCCGTAAGCAGCAGTTGTTAATTGTGCTCCTGTCACTCCCGGAGTTCCTGTTGCTTGAACATATCCAGTTGCAGTATTTCCTAAATTAGTAATTCCAGTTCCGTAAGTATTGGAACCATCTGTAAACCATTCAATATTATCAATTAAATTATCAGGTGCTACTGTTGCTTCCAATCTTGTAACTACCCAATAAGAATAGTTAGTACCTGCTCCCGGAATCTCAATAGGACTTGCTGTATCACCTGTAGTATGAGTATCAGCAGCATTTGCTCTAGTATTAAGAGTTGTGATTGGAGTAACTGTAGGCATTGTTCCTGTTAATCTGTTAATTATAACTGTGGCTACCATACTGATATGATTATTCTCTAAGATTATAAGTATTTTTTCTAATTTCTTCCTTTAAAAACCTCTTTGTCAACTCTCTATCTTTATCTGTCATTTTAGGATATTTCAAACCTTTTCTAGTGGTAGAGTTAACATGTGGAAAATCTTTTAATGTTTTTAAGTATTCTAGCATATATATTAATGGATTATGTTTTAACCAAGGTACAAGCCACCTCCTATAATCTGATATTATTTTAGGATCTGATTGGTCACTTCTTCCATGAAAATCATGTTTAAGAAAATCCTCATATGACATTCTTTTATTCCATTCCATATACCAGTACTGTGACCAACATCTTTCTATTGGTTCTCTTACAACTATTACAGGTCTAAAATCTGAATAGCATTTTTCCCATTCTTTTATGTACTTAGGTTCAATCAATCTTTCATTTAATATCACTGTATGATGTTTTGCTTGTAACCACTCTACAACAGAATTTTGTCCACACTTCATAAATCCTAATACAATAAACTTTTTTCCAGTTAATTTTACTTTAGGATTCTTAGCAGTATATTTTGTAAATTCTATTGGTGATAAATCACATGGTAAATCTGGTGGATAAACTACAACACTCATCTTGTTGTTCCACGATGCCATACTCTAGCAGTTATTGTTCCACTAGAAGATTTCATTTCTATTCTAACCCAACTCCATTTATTTGAGAATGATTCATAGAATGTTCCCTTTGCTGGAATTGATCTTGAGAAATTATGATCATATGCTGCTGGATCTTCTACTTCTCGGTCTATTATATTTACCCATGATGTATCTGCATCTGCTGGAACAGTTGTTGATTCTTTTGGAGTTCCGTAAATTCTATAAATTAATGATTGAGTTGCATCATCATTAAACATAACAATAGCAGAATCTCTAACATGGTTTGATTCTATAACAAAATCTGTTGAGAATGTATCAGTAACACTAATTGCTTCATCTTGAGTTGTTGATATAAGAGAAATTGCACTTCCTTGAGGTGGATAAGAACCCATTTACTTAACCCTCATTTGTTACTTGGTCTAACCTGCATAAACGAACTGTTGTACCACTTGGATTGGTAGTTCTTAAATTAAATAAATCTCCGTTTCTTAAAGGTAAATCAAAATCATAAATAGATTCAGCAAGAATATTGTTTCCCTGATTAAATCTTAACCATGTAGTTCCACCATCTAATGTTGCTTCAATAACTGAGTTAGAATCTACTGCGATTGTTACTCGGACTTTAGTTGAAGAACCTGCTCTAATTGAGAACTTAATATCAGCAGTAAAAAACTCTTGATTGGTTACTACCACGCCACTAAATTGATCTACGGAATATACATTCTTTGCCATTGACTAGTCAATATTTGATAAGTTTGTTAATAATTAAGTATTTTACACAACGTCATCGTAGGTATCTTTTGCCCACTGTCTAAAATCAGTAGAACTATCTGCTGTATCTATTGTGATAACTCCATCTTTAATTAGTTTAGAAATCCAGTGTTTTGTCTTTCTATTCTTTCTTACAATTCCTTCTTTAATCTCAGTTCCTGTCTTAGCAGGAGGTGTATTAGCAATTAACCAAGTATCTATTTCATCGCCAACAGTCATACCTTCTTTCTCATCTCTCTACGTTTAAGTATTTTCTTAGCAAACATACCTAGTGCTCTTTTAGGAAAGTTCCTTCTATGATTATCGCATAGATACTCTCCACATATTTCGCAATACTTTACATCAGTTTCATCACAGAAATAACATTTAGACATTTAGCAACCTACCTTTATCCACCTATGAGCCATGATGTAAGACATAATTGGGTTAGCATGATGTATTTCCTCTGGATTCTTTAATGATAGTTTGTATGATTTGCCATTTCTTTCTTCAATACTTTTCTTATCATAACCATAACCTTCCAAGTCAGATCCTATAACATAAACTACATTCTCTTTAGGATGAGTAATTAGATATTCACCTGCTAATCTATCGAAATACATCCAAGTATGGTCTTTAAATCTAGGATCTGCTATTGCTTCATCTAATGAATGGAATATCATAGAGCCATTTCTAGTACCTGTTCTATCTATAATAAACATCTCGTAACCATACAAATTAAATTGTCTGGATATTATTGTATCATCTACTGTCATTATCTGGTCAGATTCTTTTTCATCTTCATAATAAAATAATATTGCTATCATTTCAAACCAGTGGTCTTACACCATTAAAGCGTCTTATAGACCTATTGTGGAAATAGGAAATCCAGTATCTACTAAGACCTCTAGCACCATAAAATGCCTGTATTCTTGGAACATCTTCTTCCATATCCCCTTCCTTTAAGGTAACAGTTCCGTTATAGTATGGATACATTACACAATCACTACACTCATCATTATGTTTTAGACCTAATGCATGTCCTACTTCGTGAGTTAAAGTGTGGATAATATTGTAAGTTCTAAACTTTACTTTAGTGTCAGCATTAGGATAGTTAGTAGGATCATAATCATGTGCAGAAACTGGTAGTCCATCTTTACTCCAAATCAAATCATCGTTGAAAGTAATATCCCCTCCTATTGGTGATGTAGTTGGGAAATAAGCATAGGCTAATACATTTAGATTATTCTTAAACAGTTGATCTTCATCTCTTGGTACAAACCTAAGTATAATATCAGGTGGATGAACTGGATCTATCTTTCTTATTCTTCTAAACTTAATATCTGATATTCTTAATCCCCAAGTTCTTAATGCTATTGTTAATGCTCTGTTCTCCCAATCAGAAATATCTTTACTCTTATTTGTTTTTCTTGTTACACCATAAGTTACAATACCATCTTCCCATTTAGTACGCCACTCATCTATTAGTGGTTCAGTTTTAATATTAGTTTCAAAATTAGTCTTAATCTTTCTAGGAACTCTGCCTGTACTCTTTCCTTTCATATCAGGATCTAGCATTAGACAGTATTTCTTTCTGGTTGTGATTTGAATAGGTCTTGTTGGCATAAGAATCTGTTTGTAGTAAAGTATTAAAGTCTTGTTAAATAAAAAAAAGGAAGTTCCTAGTTTGTGGCTAGGGAACTGTTTTATTTTTTCCGTAAGCCACTTCGTGCTGCGATTTTTATGCTCTTATTCGCTAAGAATGTAGCACCTGCAATCATTAAGACTACAGCAATAAAGTTTGCTTCGGTTAGTCCACCACTGACACCTTGAATAATGCCGAGTGCTGAAAATGCTCCTAAGATAGCAGTATATGCGAATTGTCGATTGTTCCATTTGTTGTTAGTATCCGACAAGACACTTATTGCTGAAATCAGGAATCCCATTCCTGCTCCAACTGCCAACTGTAGGATTAATTGTTCGTAACCCATAAGACGATTTGATTAGTGTGGGAATATAAGTATATCTTCGTTCCTAACCACGCTTGTTGAAACTGTTAATTACTTAGGATTATCTGATAACAATTCTCTTGCTATTTCTTCTAATTCTGTAGCAATGTCTGGATGTTCTTTCTTTGTTTGGTCATCTATTAGTTTAGCAAGAATAATTAGAGTTTTAGCAGTACGCCACTGAGTTCTTGATAATCTCTCCATTTGATTATTGAGTTTTTTGATACAATCTCCCCTCTTTCTAAAGTAATTAGCAACATAAGCACCTACTGATAATACAACAGCGATGATAATCTCTCTATAAATCTCTTGGAGTATCATTACAGAACTTTGATCTGTTTGGATTTAAGTATATTATCAACTAGTGCTCTAAACTTTAAAGGCATCTCATGGTATTTCTTATTCTTGTTTAGATGTGGAAATCCTTCTTCCTTCATCATCTCATCCAAGTTTAATATCAGTGGATTTAATTCTCTCTCAATAAATGGTTTAATCCACTTCCTAAAATCTGCTTTATCAACTACATCTTTCCTCTCCACAAAACTTTCAAAACTCATCTCCTGCCTATACTCATAATTATACATTGACCAAACCATATCAGCAGGATCTCTTGTTACAAATACAGGTCTATAATTAGGATACTTTCTTTTGAGTGTGTAAGGAGCACCTAGTTGATATGCTATTTCTAACTTCTTAACATTAAAGCCCTTCTTATTCAGATGTTCTATAACAGAGTGTTGTCCACATTTACTGAATCCTAATATAACTAACTTAATCATAAATTTTTCCTTTGAATCTTATTGCATGAATACTCTCATCATACCAAGCATCAGTTACTACTCCTATTGTATTCTCTGTATCAAAATCCACTGTTATTGGCTTTCCTATTACAGTCTTAATAGTTTCCTTTAATGCTTCTTCAGTATATTTTCTCATAATGTTTTCTTAGTTAATTTATAGACACCACAGATTACAGTATTGTTTTCAAATCGTACTTTGGCATAAGTTAATGTAAGATATTTCTCTTTTACCAGTTTAGTCAAATGAGATAAAGATGAGGTTCTTCCAAGACCTGTTATTTTCCTCACATTAGGAGGTATTACTGGTGCTTTATCTTTTGTTAATTGTACGCAAGCATTGTAAACTGCTGTTTTGCCTTGGTCTGGAAGTCTAGGAAAATTCTCAGGTAGATATTCTACTATCTTCCCACTGTATTCTACTTTACCCATGATAATCTATAACGCTACGAACTTTTTAGTGCTTCGGAATTTAGTGTCATACTGAACAGTTTTATCAGAATGTGCTTTCTTTTGATGGTCAATTAACTCATCATTCATCATAAACTCTTTACCACAATACAAACATCTATTTGTTAAATCAGGCAACTTTCTTCAGTCCTAACATACATTTGTAATGTCCAAGTTTCTGTGCTTCTTCAACAGATTTAATTCCGTTATATGGCATAATGTCAATTCCACAATCTTCACAGTGAATCCAGTCCTGTCCTTTAATTGACTTTTGTTCCGACTCGTTTTTCAAGACTCATTATCCTCATTTCTAGTTCTTTGTATTTATTTACCATAGCCCAATATTCTGCTTGTGTTAATAATACTATATCATTTTTATCGTCAATCTTTACAGACATTCATTTACCCTTCTTCTTCTCGTCATCATCTAGAAATCCACCTGATGTAAAATCAGATGTAGTTGCGTCAGTAGATGTAGAAAATGTAAATCTTATTTCATTACCTGCTGTATCAGTTGAAGTAAAACTGTTTGTAGATACTGAATCATTATCACCAAAATCAATCCAAGGTATTCCTGTTATACTTCCACTTCCTGCTGTAACAGACCAATCAGAAGGTGCTGTAGTTCCACCACCACTATTTGGATCTATTGTAGTTCCAGTTGCAGTAGTTCCACACCATACAGGTCCTGTAGGATTAATAGGATCATAAGGATAAGTAGGAAAATAAGGTTGCCATTGTGGATAAGGATTAGTGTAATCTATTCTATCATGTATTGTTACCCAACCTTTTCCTGAGCAACCATGACATTTTTCTTTGAAAACTTTCTTAGTAGGCTTTAATGTAGCACTTGGAATCTTGCCATCTCCATTACAGATAACGCATTTCTCTCCATGTGACATATGCTTCTGGTTATTGGCTAATGTATTAAAGTATTTTTTAGTCAAACCTTGCCCACTCACGCATACATTTATAACACCTTGTTTTTTCGTACAATAATAATTTAACATAATCATCTGAACTCATTACAAATCTTACACTTGCCCTTCATACATTTTCTCTCCAATGTGCGAATAGAACGATGTGCTTGGTGTGACCATAAGACTTCCCTACTCACTTCATTTTCTCTTTTTCTTTAGTGAACATATTTGCTTCTTCTACTAACATCTTCTTTGCCATATCTCGTTGCATGTGAGCAAATAAAGATTCTGATATATGAAATATCTTTTGAATTTTAAGTAGTCGCCACTGTTGCCACTTTCTTTCTGTGATAAACTCTCCTACCTTTAATGTTAATTTGTATTCTTCTAGTAGGAATTTATCGAATATGTATTGTAACATTGCCTTATCCCATGCTAATACTTCTGTATGCTTATTCCAATCTATCTTTTCTTTATTTTCCTTGTCAATATTATCTTCATAATTAGTGAACCAACCTGTCATTTTAAAGCACCTCCTGTTATAACTCCTATTGTAAATCCAAGAAATGCACAACCAAATGCTAGACAAGTTATCATTGCAGTAAAAATACTCATGTTTCTGGATACACCTTCTCAATACAATCATTACACTCTACCCAAGGTGAATCATTTTCTTTATTACATCTAGGACATTTCATTTTCTAAACAACATCCATCCATAAGTCAATAATCCCATACAAACTATAACACTACTTATAGACCAAACTTCCAAAGGTGTCATCCTATTTCCAATATGTCTTGTAAGCATTTAAAATATCCTCGATTGTATTCTGTTATATGACTATATTCTTTTGCGTCTTTATACATTCTTTGAATTACTGTTTTACTTCTCATGCTTGATGTACCTTATGACGCATAAGTTTAGAAGGTAGCATGTGATGTTCATCTTCCCAAGTTCCATCTTCGTGAAAAGTAAATTGTACTGATCCTAAGTCGGGAGGAGATTCAGGCATTACCTTATACATAAATGGTGTTTGTAATTGGTAGCATGGCAATATCTGCATTAATCTACTGGAACTTTTCTCTTGCCAATAGTGATGTACGTGTGCTCTAACTATACCAAATATTTTTCTTTTACGTTCTAGGAAGTGTGATTCATTTAACATCATCATTGCCATTGCTCTACTTGGTGCAGTTCCTCGATACATCCATACCTTAGTAGAACCTATATGATGAGCACAGTGAACTATTCTTTCTTTATCTGTATTGTAAGTTTGAGGTGGTGCTAGATTAATTAACTTGGCTTCCGTAGCATGTCGAGAGTTTTCTCTTATTGCACCAAGGTCCCTTGCTATTTGTTCTTCGACTTTAATTGTTGCATCCATAACGTGAGTTGGAGTACCAATAATACAATATACATTCTTAGCCTTTCCCCAAAAATCAAATAATCTCTTAAAATCTTGTGCTTGTAAATCCATATCGGGTGTCCAAACAGAAGTTGAATTATCATAACGTGCTCTACCATCTATTAAGTCACCCATTAATACAATACAATCAGGATTTCGCCATTTCTTAGCAGTTTCTTTCCAGTGGTCTAACATGTAACCCTGCTGAGTTGTCATTGCTATTTTCCTACCTTCATCTCCCTGTGCTTTATCTGACATTAGACCAACACTAGAGCCACAATGAGTATCATTTATGAATACTGTACGTTTTGTTTTAGACATAACACCATCTCTGTTTTCTCAACGTATCAAACCTCCCTATAAGTTTTCTCTCTTTATTCATAATCTGTTCCTCTGAGTCTTTAGGGAATCTGATATGTAATAATTCATGTACAATAGTATCTACTAGTTGATCATAACTTCGTTTAAGTATTCTTGGGTTTAACCATATTGAATTAGTTTCAGTATCTGCTTGTCCAAACAATGAATCTATTTCTGCTTCTGTTTTCTTTTTCTCTGCTGGTGTTTCTCCGTTTGTCATATAGTTTTTCCATTGGGTATCATCTAGTACAGTTACATGACCTTTGATATGAAACATAGAACTGAATACTCTTACTAAGGCATCAATCAATTCCCAATCACCATCGTCAAAAACGTTTTCATCAGGAGTACAGGAGATTTCCATATCACTGATTCGCACCTTTATCTTTTAAGCCTTTAATCCTTTCCAGTTCTTCCATAATATCTATGTCTATCTTTCTTAAATGCCCTCCACTCATGGTATAGGATCGCACAAGATCCAATAACAACAATAGCCCACAATATCGAGAACGTAATGTCAAGTTCCAATCTCCTTTCTTAACCAGTGTTCAAACATATCAGTATTACTATTGATATGACTGTAAAAGCATCCCATATTACAGAATTTCCCACATCTAGGATGATTGATTATCTTAGAGCAGTTAGCACAATGGAATACTATTTCTTCAACTATTCCTTTATTAAACAAGTTCTACTTCCTCTATCCATCTAGACCATTTCTTTTCTTTAGTCTTAACCTTCTTAGGAATGATTCTCTTAATGTCTTTTAGATACCAAGTAAAGCCATGAACATTATCCAATGATATTTTCTCAATTACCATAGTTCCATGTGCGTAGCCACCATTTATGATATAGACTTCACTTCCCATTGTTACTGGTAGATCCTCTTGATCTATTTTCTTTAGATTTCCCCTAAGTATTGAGTTAGCACGAGGTTGTGGAATTACTACACCATTCAATGCGTTATATCACTCTTACCTGACCAATCATTTGTTAATTCAACAGGATCTGCCATCTTAATTTCCATTGCGTGTACTAGTACAATATGATAAGATAAAGCAGTTAATCCATCTAGAGATTCTTCAAACTTATGAGTCTTACAATAATCACACTCTAACAACAGAAACCTCATCCAGTGTTTTCTTTAATATTTTCAAACTAGCACCAAAAGTAAATTCTTCACAACCGTCATCATATGCTACATATAATCCAAGATTGCCATGCCTTGTTTCCATTCTACATGCTGTTATAGACCTTGTTTTGGTTGACCATTGTTCCATCATTTCTTTTCTTCCTCAAATGTTGTAATGTAAATCTTATGATAGATACCTTTGTCATGGTCACACTGGTCTTTCTTATCTCGCATAAAGCATTTAGAACAAACCATTAGTGTAACCCCAAATCCGTACAGTCCATCATATGTCCACAGTTCTTACATTGTAAATGACATGCTGTAGATCCTTGCATCATAAAACCACAATTATCGCAAACTTCTTTTATTCTTGACAATTACTAGTTTCATAAATTATTATGTTCTATATTAATATGCCTATACGTTCTTTTTCTTTACCCTAGATTGTAGTTCGTAGATGAGCCATTCATCTATCGCAGAAATACAATTTATTGCCTGTTCTTGATTATGCTCGTTAGTCATCTTTCCACATATAGAACATTTAAGATTATGGTCTGAACTCTTGTTCAAATTCCCTATGCTCCCTCTTAATTTGGATTAATAACTCTTTCATACAGTTCTCTGCTTCATCGTCAGAATGTTTTGTTATCTTCTTACGACAAACAGGACAGATTTCTGTAGGTTCTATCTCGTTATGCTTATTCATAAATGTGGTTTTGTCCCACAACATAAATGTATTTTTGACCACTAACTTGCATAGAATGGCTAATAGAATTAAACTCAGAAATTAACTCAGTTGTATCTAAGTCATCTAAATTTCTAATTAGGGATACTAGAATCTTGTTCACTTGTATTCTGTTGAATCGGTAAGTCACGATTCATCATTTCAAACACTGGTTTATTAGTATATTGTAAAGATTGTTTGTAGTACCTGTCGTAAAGAATAAATGCACATGCTGTTACTTGGTGTAACATTCCCCTACTAGGAAGTGCGATATAAACAACATCTCCCTTTAACTTAGAATTAATTACCTCTTGATGAAATGCAAGATTACTGCTATCTTCTCCAAATATGTATAGTGCATCTTCTGGATGTTTGTAATTTCTTAGTTCTTGTGGCTTGTAATCTATAAGATGTTTCATAGCATTTACAGTATCAACAACAAATACATTGTGGAAGTTAGTAGGTAGATCACTCATCTCAATAAATTCAAATACCTCTCCATCCATAGTAGTTGTTAAATGTCTTATTTTGTGTTCATTTATTCTACGTCTTAAACCAATTACAAATGTCATACTAAGTCAAACCTCTGTCCCATATTTAAGAACTTCCAGCACTTACCCAATACCATTCAGTTGCTGATTCGATTGCACGTTTTGCGTATATGATAGCCATTGTACTATCTTTTGGATGGTTAAACTGTTTCCTTGCCTTTATTCGTCTATCCTCAGTTACTGCAATATCATCAGACTTTTCTAAATCCCTTCTAGTTATATCAGTAAAGTCATCAATTAACCATTCTGTTTCCCACTGTGATTCATAATGATATGGTATCATAAATTTAGGTCGTCTATATCTACTGTTAGTAGGATGATTTGGATGAGATATTTGTATTCCTAACATATCAATAAATCCTTGAATCTCTGTAGTCTTATCCATTGTGAAAGTTCCTGCAATTTCACCATGTTCATCTATTTTCTTCTCATATTTTAAGAATGGTTTGCGTTCATCTCCTATCATTCTACTGCCTATGAAAGCACCACTACCTACACCATCAAATAGTTTTCCAGTCTTAGGATTAGCACCACCATCTTGAATTAACTTAACTTGGTTCTGTCCGTATCCTAAATCACCAATTCCTATATCACATTTTGCCCTCTTGAATATTCCATTGATTAGTTCTGCCTGTTCTAATTGATTTTCCTGTGGTCTTTTATCTAAATATGCTAGATGGTATCTATTAGATTTTAACCAGTGAATTATTATTGCAATTACTGTAGCACTTCTACTAGGACCTGAACCAAAGTCAACTCCAAGACCTATCTTAACAGTATCTTGGTAAATATCTTTTATTCCTGCTATTTGTTCTGGTGTACTAAGTCGATAATATGGATATGGTTCCATACAAGCCAATACCATTTCTCTTGTTACAGGTCGTCTTACTGCATGATAGAATCCACCAAGAACGTGAGTAAGATAAACACTAGGAGGATTGTGAATCTGTTTGTACTCTATACTATCTCTTGGTTTTAATCCATACTTTTCTACTGCGTCTTTTATTGTCAAAGGTATTGTAGGAAAGATATGTTGTGGCATATGATAGCCATGAAAGAATTGATTATCCTTTATACCACTAGGAATTTCCCAATGACCTTTGAGTAATTTGTAAAGATAATCACCAACTATCAAATTAGTGTTAGCAAATATGTATTCTTCTTTTCCATTTAGATTAGTGTAACCAAATCTTAATCCCTCTCGCCAAAACTTGTCATCATATATCCATTCCATTTGATTAGAAGTAAGCCATAGTTTTTCATAAGGTGAACCAGATTCTCCACCAATTCCTAATACTGCTAATCTTCCCTTGGTTGCTGTCATTGTTTCTTGTAACTTAGGAAAGAATTGTATGTCTTGATATTGTGCTTCATCACAAATTGTTAATGATAATGATTTACCTTCTGCATGTCTGTACTCATAGTTATCAGTAATACAATAGATAGAACTGTTGTTGAATAAAGATACTTCACCTACATTACCTGCTGATTTTCCTCGTCTTGGAAATCTACTAAGTACTGGATTCATAAGAAATGTTCCTACTCTTAATTTCTGATTAGAAAATGCTGACCTAGAATTATCATCATAGGTAATGTATGCTACACTCTTTCCTTTTTTAGAAGTTGTTTCACATGCTAACAAGTCAGTAGCAAATGTAGATTTGTAAGTTTGCCTTCCATTAACTACCATTAAATCTTCTCTGTCGTAATATGGTGCTTCCCACATTGGTGTTAATCTCCAATCTCTACGGATACCACCTTCTACAATAGGTCTTGCTTGTTCTATCCACTTGATATAATCAGTAGGAAGTTTTGGTAATCCTACTTCAGTTTCAGTAAGACCATACTCATTGGCTTTCTTGCGAAAATTTGCTGGCTGTTTGACCATCTTCTTCCAATCCTCCTAATCTTGTTTTCATAATATGCACAGTAGGACCATCTAACATCATTTGATTTTGCATTGCAATGTTATCATCTCTTTGTTTCAATATCTTTGCTCGTTCTTCTCCTCTAATCTTGTACTTTCTTTTTGGTTTGCCCTCTGCATCTTTCTTCTGTTCATCTAAGTCAGTTTCCTCTAACATAATATTCAGTTGACGTTCTGTATCTTTTAATTTCTCTTGATGTTTCTGCCATTCAAAAATAAAACCTCCCTTGGCTAGAGTATCTATCCAATTCTTAGATTCTTCTCTTAACCATGCAACATCTCTTTCAATAGTCGCAATAGACCAACCAGTTTGTTGAGCAATATCTAATTCTGTTAAACCTTTGGTTAGCATAAAATTTATCTTAACTCTACGTTTTTCTACCTCCTTATCCTTTTCAGTTTGTTCTGTCAACTCCAACTACACTCCTTCTTATGTCCGTATTCATGCAAATCAAACAGAGTACACCAAGGTATATGCTTACATTCACTACACTGTTTTAGGTTTTGTATCTTCATATATTTCCCATCTGGTAGTTTGATTAGTGCGTATTTATTCTTCATCAGTATCCTCTATTGCTTCTGTTATTTCATCAAACAGATTCTCTAAATAGGATTCTCTAGTTTGTTCTTCTCCGAGTTGTTTGTATCCTCGCCTTAATCTTTTAGGAGTTGTTTTCATCAATTAACCTCTCTACCATACAAGTACATTTGTTAACACAGTGTCTTTCTAATGGGCAACTTCTACAATAAACTCTTTCCATTATGTTTTCTCCAATGCTTCTCGATGATCTTCTAATACATCTGATGTTTGATTAATCTTCTGTAATTGTTCCATTGCCCATTCTTGAGTTTTAGGAAAGCCATTTGCCTGTGGAGTTCTAGTATAATACAGGTCTAGTTGACTTAGTATTCTATTCCATCTATCTCTCATATCTCTTAGATCCTCTAATGCCCTCTTAGTTGCTTCAATATTTGCTAGGTCTTTAGCCATGTGGAACACTCCTTGAAATTAGAGTTTCGCAACTCAAGCATCTCTTAGTAAAAGCCATTGCAGTACATCCACAATAGCACTCACATTTTGTTAATTTACTACCGATATTCAATTTTCTTCCCATCCTTAAACTCTATTGCCTTCTCATGCTTTACTGTATATGATTCTTGTTTTCCCCATACTGTCTTTTCAAATTCTGCCCAAGCCTTTTCTTCATTATGATTATTCTTCTGCCATATTACCTCTAATTTTGCATATGATTCTTCATAACAATCATTGGTACAATAGAAAGGTACACTTCCTTCTGGTGTCTTACTTTCACTCTTTTCAAATTCTTTTTTACAGTTCCTACAAATATACATAGTCATCGACCTTCTTGACAATTTGGGTGTCGGAATAAATGATCTTCGCATATGTATTCATTACATTCTTTACAAACTGTCTGTGGCATTTTACTACAAAACTTTGTACAACAATGGAAGTCAGAACCATCTTGGTTAGAACCTAGAACTGAATATCTAGGATCATTTAGCATACTAGCATCTCCGTCTTTATTTGCAATTTTAATAAATGGAAACTGGTGGTTGTTAGGTATGATTATTCCATCATTATTTTTTGAAACCCTCATTATTTCTTCCTGATTATGAGGGAAACCCATCAAATTTAAGTATTAAAAAATGCTAATTAACAGAGATATTCACCTCTTATTATGAAGTATATTGCAATACCTCTATTAGTTGCTGGATTAGTTCTCGTACTGTCTAGTTTAACTGGTAATGTTGAAGGATTTGGTTATCCTCTTGGTGATAATGTGAGTTATCATCCAGATTTTAACAAGGGACCAAATATTCCTAAGATTGGTGGCTATGATTGGTACACAAGTCCTGCTTGTGGAACTGACCTATGTGGTGCTAAAAATGTAATTCCTGTTGTAGTAGATGAAACTTATATTGGTTTATCTATCTATTCATTAGAACAAACTGGACTTGCTAAAAGCATCGTACCATTGGGAGCATTTAACGGACATTACTATATCAAGGGAATCTAACCCTAATTCTATTTTTTTAAGTAGCCACGCCAGTTGATGATAGTATCCAATTTGTACCGTCATCTACATTAGTTTCACCGTCATCTGTATTGAATATTACTCTACCTGCTCTACCTGCTGTACCTCTATTGGCATCAGTCTTTATTGGTAGAAAATGTTCATTTGGAATTAAAGGCATACTCTTACTAAGTATTACCTCTATAAACGAATTTGGTCGGTGGGTTTCAAAGTGGTTGTTTCTCGCCAATTAGAATTGGATTTCAGTTATGAGGTGGCTCGAAGTATGTTCTTGGGATTCTCTTTTAGTTTATCTCGCAATCTTATTGAGGGTTTCATACTTTATTGCTCTGCTTACCTCTTAATTTTATGTTAATAAACGTTGCCTAAACACCTTTGTTATGGATAAGATTCTAACTGTTCTATTTGCCCTTCTTATTCTGTTTATGGCTTGGGGATTTGTAGTTTATCAAAGTGCTGACGCTGTTACTATACCCACTTTACAATGGACTTGGGAGAAGAAACCACTAGTTTGTTTTAATGAGCCATTAGATGGTGAAGAAATGATGATTGGTTCTGTTGCTATGGGTTTATGGAATCATCAATTTGAACGAATATTTGGTATGAATGGTACAGTTGGACACAGAGTAAATAATGCCACTTATGTTCATCCTGATTGTAATGTAATGGTCTATTATTTAGATCAAGCATGGTCTTACGATAAAGATGGAGTTTATGATACAGTAAATGGAGTAGCAGTTTGTTGGACTGATAATGCTAATGATGATGTTTGCCCTATGTATATCAATACTTGGAATGGAACTAGAAATAATAGAAGTTTGTTAATTACTACCTTACATGAGTTTGGTCACATTTGGGGATTAGGACATGAAATATCTAATGATGATTATGAACGTAGAAACTTTCCTAATGGTTGGACTATAATGAGTGAATCACCTCAAGGAGTTCCTGTTGGAGTACATAATGGATTAGGAGATACAATAAAATGTAGATATTGGGAAGGAAGTTGGGAAGGCTTTAAGAAACCTTGTAATTTTTATAACTTCTACTGGAATTTAGTATAATTGAAGGCTCAGAACCGTTAAGTTTCATCATCGCCAATGTGTAATGTGTACGACAGCCCATGTTTCTAATGCTTAAATTCTTCACGAAGTATCTTAAAAACGTTGTTACAGAACAATATGAGAGTCAGAGTTGAACCATTCTATACGTGTTGGGTTCTAAACAAATTATATAAAATTATTCCCTGCTAGTTCTTCAATAATTGGGAATGGAGTTCTAGCAGGGAAATATTACCAAATCCCTAATGTCGAAAAAGCAAATGAATAAGCAATTTCGGAATTTGGCAAGACTTCCTTTGGTAAGATCGTCTTACCTTCTTAACCTCGTTATTGCTTTTAAATGGTATGAGTTTTAGTTGATTTAAGAACAGTAGGGAGGTGTTTTAATCAAAATTTGTAGTCAACTTGTATATTTCTCTCAACTATCTTTCTTGCGTTTTTAACAATATCCTTCACATCTGGATCACGTTTTAAAATATCTGCTAGTTCTTCTGGTGTATCTACTGCCAAGCAATTCTCACCTTCTACAAAGTCACCACCTTTTCTTACCCAATCTCTATTCATAATTAAACAACAACCTGCATGTATTGCTTCTAAGAATCCCCACTGAGTTCCACCACCATCATTCTTTATCATCGTTAAGTCAACCATAAATTTCTTAGGTGCTAACATCTTGCCAATTACTCCAAAGTCTTTTGGATAAGAACCTTTGTAGTATTTCTCAAATCCTATTGGAGTTAATTTGTGATAAATATACATACGATTTGGTGCTCCATAAATATCAACTCTTTGTTGTTGGTTTAACAGGTCATTTGCCTTTATTATTACATCAGTGTGCTTATCCCAATCAATTCTGCTAGTTGCTACAGCACCTTTTTTTTCAGACACTTCAGGTAATGGAAATGGAAAGAATGGATGATAAAGATATTCAGAATCTATGTCTAATACCTGTTTTAGATAATCAGTGATCTTCTGTCGGATAGTTATTATTCTTTTACAGTTGTGTAAGACCTCAATAATATCTGGATGTTTCTTAAAGTAGTCCACTTCTATTGTATCATGTAGGATAAGTATTGGTTTGTTAAAGTATTTGAAATATTGATAATGGTGTCGGTCTAAAACCTGTACACATACATTTGGTAATTGACTTAGTGCTTCTGGTGGAACGTTCTGATAAAATATGCCATAACCAAAAGGTCTTGTTGTTTGTTCTAACTTCTTACTTATTTTATACACTACCTTCTGTCCTATCTTATGCATTAGGTGACAAGTTCCTGTTACCCAACCACCATAAATTGGCTTAGCCAAGTAGAACATATTTACTTTATCCATTATTCCATATCCTCGTTGATGAATATTGCTGTTTTTACTAAGTCGAATGGAACTACATTTTTCATAAACGTACTAAATGCTTTGGTGTCTTTAGGAAAGCAAGCACCACCATAAGCACGACCTGATATAGTTCCGTAATTACCAATTCTTTTATCTAAACTAACTGCCCTCTCTATTGTCTTAATATCAAGTCCGTACTTATTTGCTACAATACCCATTTGATTAAAGTACGATATTTTCATAGCAAGAAAACAATTAGATGCATATTTTATCATCTCTGCTTCTCCTAATCCTGTCTTTATTATTTCACAATTCCAATCACCATATAGTCTATTAATTACATCCCAATTACTTGCTTTCTCTCCACCAACTACAATTCTGTCTGGATTGCTCATAGTTTCAAATGCATTTTCTGCTACTAGAAACTCAGGATTGTAAAAGAAATTCCAATCCTTCTGATATGTTCTATCTATAATATTACGTTTAAGAAATTCAAGAACACCATAACATTTAGTTGGAAGTACAGTACTTCTAAGTATTATTGTTGTAGGTGAATCACTTTGGTTTATACCATGCACTATGTAAGGTAAGACTGAATTTACTTGTTCTAAATCCTGTTCGCCATTTGATAATGTTGGAGTATTAACGCAAATAAATACAACAGTAGAATCTTTAACAACTATTGGAGTGTTATCTCCCACTTTAAATCCATGATAATGTAATTTCTTTAGAACATCATGGCTAATATCATTAAATGTTACTTCATGTTTTTTTGCAATGAATGAATCTCCTGTTGCCTTTCCTACTACACCACTTCCAATAATACAAATCTTCATCTTTTCCATGCTCCTATTGTATGCCATAAAGTCGGTGATAGTTTTGGCTTCTTTACACATTCCCAACTATCAAACTGTTTAATCAGTTGTGGAGTTCTTTCTAGCCAAGTAGGTTTTAATCCAGCAGGAGAATTGAAATGAATTTCCATAGTAAAGTATTTCACATAATCAGGTAATGGTTCTCTAAGTAGGTCAAACTCTTGTCCTTCACAATCCATTTTAATCACCTCTGGTTTAAATTCATCTAGTATTTTACTAAATCGCTTTGTTTGAACTTTAATCTCAGTTCTACCTCTATACTTAGATGTAGAGAAGTTGCCATAAGATTTTCCAGATGGACTTATGTAAAATGGTATTTTCTCTAAATCATCATGCACTACAGCACAATTAAAAACAGTTACTCCATGCTTACCTTGTAGATTTTGAACTATTGTTTCAACATTTCTAGGTTCTGGTTCAAATACCCATACTTCACTTGCACCACTTTCTACTGCATGTTTAGAATAACCACCAAAACAACCACCAATATCTAATACCTTTTTACCTCTTACAGGCATCCAAGTATATTCTCTTTTTATTTCAACTAATGTTTTATGGTCTGTACTGCCCTCCCTTAACATAAGACCTGATTTATGTTGATAGAGTTTCATCGTTTATAATTATTCAGTTTCTTCTGAATATCCAATGGTAGTGAAGTAAATGGTACTCCAATATATTTGTGGTCTATACCAAGTTCTGTAAATATATCTTCATTAAATGATTTCTTCTTTCTGTACTTTAAATTACATTTAGTACACATATCACCACTAGGTTCTGTCCAAGTCATGCACTTCTGACAAAAGTTTAACTCTCCTTTCAAATACTTTACTCTATTCTTTTCTCTATTAGTTTTTCTATCTCTTATTCTAGCAACTTCCTCATCTACTGGATCACATTTCCACATTTGTTGTAGTGTATAATATACTAGAGTAAATCTATAACCACCAACTCCTTTGGTAAATGGTGTCACTCCATGCAAATGCTTTTGTCCGTTAAAGAAAGCAATAGTTCCATCTCCTATTTCTAGTGCCATGTCGTACATTGGAAATGCTAAGTAACCACCTTCACACTGATTCTTAAATGCAATCATATTACTATAAACATCTCTAAAGTTACCAGTGTCAAAATGATAATTAAGTTGCGTATTCTTATTGATAATGCCACTTGTAAATGGACTACCTTTTATTCTCCATTCAGGTAGTATCTTTTCATCTGCTATTTTTTTATGTTCAGTATATACTTCTGGTGCTAATTGTTGATAATATTGTGCTAATCTTGCACCAAAGTTTGCAATAATTGCATGATATTTTGGTTGATCTCTTACTAATGCTGATGAACTGCAATAATCTTTTCGTATAGTTTCTCTTGGCATGTACCCAAATATTCTACTGTCCGTACTAAGACCTGATGTTCTTCTAGTCTTTTGGTAATGTACTCTCTTAACAACTTCTCTAAGTAGTTTTATTTCCTTTTCAGGTAATTTCATATAGACTACTACAATTTCATTTGTAGAACTATCTATAACAATGGCATCTCCCTTAATTAAATTAGTATAATCTTTAGGATGAGCAGGTCTTTTAATATAATCTTTGTAGTTAAGATCAAGTGGTGTTACATAATATGTTTTCATTTAGATTCGTAATGATCTAAGAGTTTAATTAGTATTTCAGTATTTGATTCTGCTTCTAATTCTTTACCTGCTTTTTCCATTCGAGCCATCACTTTCTCAAATTCTTCGTTGCTGAATACTAAGGTAATTTGTTTAATGTTACCATGTAAATAAGATTCCATGTGTTGGTCTGACGGATCAATATCTATTGACATATCTTGCAGTTTTGGCATGTATAAGTCGTCAAAGTTAATGTTGAACGCATCAAAATCAAATTTCATATCTTCCATTTCATGTTTTAAATTATCTATATCCCAATCAGATTCTGAGATCCTGTTATCTAAAAGTCGTAATCCCTTTGCTTCTTCCTTTGTCATGTCCTCGTTCTTAATTACAGGATACTGTTTCATTTCTAATAGTTTTGCTGCTTCTAATCTACCATGACCTATTACAATTATGTTATTCTTATCCACAACTATTGGAGCATATATTCCAAATTTTTTCATGGATTCTGCTATACCTTCTATCTGAGTTTTAGTGTGTTTTTTAACATTAAATTCATATGGTATTAATTCAGTGATGTTTGTTAGTTTTGCTCTTAATGCTTCTGCCATAGAAAGTGAATAATCTTACTGCTTATAAGATTTCTTATACAATCTATGCTTGGCATGAAATTCTCTCCAAGTCAAAGGTGATTTAATTCCATACACTTTTCTCATAAAATCTTCTGGTGTCATTACAACTCCTTTCAAATCCCAAGGTCTTAATTTAACATAACAGGTCCTGTTTGCTTTGAAAGGTTCACAAATAATATAATGATTAGTAAGACTTAGATTCAATAAAGCCTGTCGTTCTTTAGGTATTAGATAATCTGCTTTTTTCTGATTCT